CGTGGCCCAGCCACCTCATCGATCAGAACTCGATCGCCGTGACGTGGTGGGCTGGCTACGGCGAGGACGGCACCAAGGTGCCGAAGCAGATCCGCGCCGCCATCCTCATGCTCGTCGGCCACTGGTATGAGATCCGCGGCGCGGTGCTCACCGGCACGGTGTCCAAGGAGATCGAGTTTGGCGTGAAGTCGTTGCTCGACTCCTGCCGGAATGCGGAGTACCGCTGACATGGACTTCGGCAAGCTCCGCGAACGTGTCACCGTGCAGATCGCCACCGGGGCAACCAACAGCCTTGGCGAAACGGTGCTGACGTGGAGCAACAGCAGCAGTGCGTGGGCCAGCGTCGAAGGCGTGTCCGCCAGCGAAGCCCTGGCCAACGGGCAGCAGGAAACCGTCCTCACCCACAAGGTGAAGCTCCGGTACCTGCCGGGCTTAACGCAAAACATGCGGTTCGCATGGCGGTCGCGGACGCTGGAAATAGTGTCGCTCCTCGAGCACGGCAACCGCAGCAGCCACGAGGCCATCTGCCAGGAGACGACGTGATGGCCAGCGGCATCGACATGAAGGTGGAGTTCCCCGAGCTCAAGGAGCTGCAGCGTGGCTTCCGCGAGCTGCGGCCCAGCCTCTCGCGAAAGTACATGGGGGCGGCGATTCGCCGCAGCCTCAAGCCGGCAGTGTCTGCTCTTCGCGGCAACGTCGTGCGTGGGCCGACAGGGAACTTGCGGCGGGCGATCTCCAGCAAGGTGAAGAGCTACAAGAGCGGTGCGGCCGTGGGGCTTGTCGGCTTCGTGGCCGCCGGCAGCCAGAAGTCCAAATCGGCAGCCGGCGGCAGCGTAAAGATCGGCAAGGATCGGGCGTTCCACGCCGGATTTCTGGAGTTCGGCACAAAAGATCGAGCGATCAAAACCTCGTCGATCCGCGGTGGCGCGTCGATCGCCTCAAGTTTTCGCCGGCTCGGTGCCTTCACAATCCTGCCCGTGCGTGGTGCTGTGCTGTCCGATGCCACGCCGGTTCGCACCAAGCCCGGCTACCCGCGAGCGTTCTTCAGGAAGGCCGCCAAAGGCCAGATCCTTCGCTTGGGCGAAATGCCGATCGGCGGATCCAAGGGCAAGCCGCCGGTGAAGTCGGCCTATCGCGAGTCGCTGGGGCAGACCAGGAGCCAGCTTGTCATTGAGATGACGCGGGCACTCCAGAACGCGATCAAAGAAACATTGAACCCGAGGCGTCCATGAAGGCTCCTGACGTTGTGCTGCGAAACGCCCTGCTAGGCAACGCCACCGTCACCGGCCTAATCGCCAGCCGCGTGCGGCCGGTGATGTTCCCGTCGTCCACGCAACTGCCATACGTTGCCTACCGCCGCACTGGCATCAAGCGTGAGCAAACGCTGGCCGGTCCGATGGGCGTGCCGACGGTGACAATGGAGTTTTCCGTGTTCGGCTCGACCTACGAATCGGCACGGACGGTGGCGGATGCGGTTCGGGCCGTTCTGGACGGGTACAACGGCACCTCCGAAAATACCACGGTGCGGCAGACCAGCCTGGAAAGCGAGGCAGACGACCTCGTTCAGCTTGCTGGCGCGGAGATCGCCAACACGTATCTCATCACGCAGACCTACGACGTGATGTACCAGGAGACATGACGTGGCCGACACTCCCCATGATGGATCCGGAACAAGCGTAAAGTTCCCGACCACGGCCACCGGCTACACGGTCACCAACGTACAGTTCAGCCTGAGCGACCCTCAGGCCGGCGACAAGATCGACATCTCGCACCTGGGGCTCACGGCCGGTGCCGCCCAGCTTTCGCAGGATCGCCCGCTGGGGCCATCGGCAGCCGACACGGGCCGCGAGCTGAGCTTCGACTACATCGGCAAGACGGTGATCTACGACGGCACGACCGGCACGCTGACGGTTGCCGGCGGCCTGACGATGACCGTGGCCGCCACCGTCCTCAACAGCAGCGTCACGCTGGCTCTCAACGACGTGATTCGCGGTTCCGCCACCCTTCGCGTGGCCCGCGTCTAAGCCGCGGGTGATCCCGTGGCAACAAACAGCGTCGGCATCTCTGTGACATGGGGAGGCGTGGCGTTCGCCGAAGTGGTGAACGTCAGCCCCCAGTACGGCGGCGGGATGCCCCGTGGCCGCTCCGTCGTGTGGACAGACGACGCCGGCAGCGTGACCGTGGATTGCCTGGGCTCCACCAACGTCAGCACGTCGGAATACGGGCTGCGGAAGCAGATCGTCATTACGGGCGGCGGCATGAGCTTGACGAGCTATGCAGTCTATACGGGGTTCACGATGGTGCCGCAGCTCAACGGTGTGACGCGCTACGTCGTGACGTTCCAACTCCTGGACAACTGACATGGGACTGCGTGAGCAGATCGCCGAAGCGTCAAAGAGCACCCGCAAGCCGCTGCGAGTTCACGTCAAAGCGTGGGCGCTGGACGTGTTCATCCGCGTGATGACCGTCGGCGAGCGTGATGACTGGGAGCTGTCGTGGATCGACATGCGGAACAACGGGGCAACCAAGTTCCCGAACTTCCGGGCCTTCTACCTCGTGCGGACGCTGTGCGACGAGGACGGCGTGCGGCTGTGGAAGGACAACGAGATTTCCGAAGTCGCTGCTCTGGATGCGGCCGTGATGGGCGAGCTGTTCGACATCGCACAGAAGCACAACAAGCTCACGGAGGCGGATGTAGTCGAACTAGCCGGCGAGCTTTAGCCTGCGGCCGTGCCGCCTGTTTATGTTCATGCTGGCCGGCTATCTCAAGATGACGGTCGGCGAGCTCGAGCAGCGGATGGATTCGCGGGAGCTGTCGGAATGGCTGGCTGTTCACCGGTTCTTCATGCCACTGGATAACTCTTGGGCGCAAACCGCCATGCTGGTAAATGCCACGCTGGCCCCGTACAGCAAGAAAGACTCCCTGCCGCCGGCATCGGCGTGGATCCCGCTTGAGAAGGCACCGCAACACCCGCTCCAAGCCAAAGAAGAGCTGCTGAAGATGCAGCAATCCCTATTCGGGTGATTCGATGAGCACGGCACTTGGCTTGGCGATGCAGATTTCCGCCAACACGGCGCAGCTCGCCACCGCTATTTCCGACGTGAACAAGAAGCTGGACTCTCTCGGCAACGCCGGCAAGAAGGCGGCCGACGACCTGGGTGCACTCAAGACGATCGAGATTGCCAAGCTGGCGATCGGTGGCGTCAAAGCCGCAACCAGCACCTTCCTGTCGTTCTCCGCCAGCGTGACCGGCGCTGTGAAGAGCGTGGCAGCATTCGCCTTGTCGGTGGGCGAAGAGCTCGACGGCCTTAACGACATCGCCAACCGCACAGGCGTCGGCGTCGAAGCCCTCCAGGGCTACGCCAGGGCGGCCGCGGCTACCGGCATTGAGGTGGACGCATTCGCCGTACAGATCCAGAAGCTCACCATTGCGATCGGCAATGCCACGCTGTCCGACAAGGACCGCGAGAAGTTTCAGGCCCTGGGCATCGTGTTTGAGGAGCTCAAGGCGTCCACTCCAGAAAAGCAGTTTGAGATGGTGGTGGATGCCATCTCGCGGATCGCCGATCCTGCCGAGCGGGCCGCGCAAGCGGTCAAGTTCTTCGGCAAGGGCGGCATCCAGATGGGCGAGTTGTTCACGATGGGGCCGGGGGCTCTTGCCAAGATGCGCGAAGAGGCCGTGGCCCTGGGCCAAGTGGTGAGCAAAGACGCCATCTCCGCCATCGACAACATGAACGATTCCTTTGGCGCAGTGTTCGCAACGGTGAAGGGCATTACTGGCCAGGTTCTGGGCGAGCTCGCCGGCCCGATCACCGAGATTACGAACAATCTCCTGGAAGTGATTCGCTCCACTGGTCCGCAACAGATCGCCGGCACGATCGCGCAGGGGCTTCTCGACTTCATTTCGGCTGCCGGGAATGCGTTCTTCGAGCTGGCAAAGTTCATCCAGGCTTTCGTCAAGAAGTTTGGCCCGTTGCTGGGGCTCGACATGTCTACCGAGGCGGAGAAGGAGCTGGCTGGCCTGCGTCAGCAGCAAGCCGCCGGCGCCTCCGTGGTCGGCATGGGCGGAATGGGTGGCGTTACGCCGCCGTCCATGCGTGCGGCCGCATTGACGCCCGAGCAGATCGCCCGCATGGCTGAGCTGCAAAAGCAGATCGAGGCCGAAAAGACAGGTTCCGGAGTCACCCGGTTCCAAGCTAACTTCAACTCCGCCATCGACAACGCCTCGCGTGCACTGCAGGCCCGCGGCGGGCAGGTTGAGGTTGTCGGCCAGGACGAGCAGCTCAAGGAGCAGAAGAGGACGAACGAGCTGCTCGAGCGTCAGGCCGGCGGCACCGTGGACATTCTGGGAGCCTGACAATGTCCTACGTCTCCCACCGCGAGGTGTTGCCCCGCACGTTTCGCCACCGGCTCGGCGAAGCGCCGGTGGCAACGCGAGTGGTCAACATCACGGTCACCGAGCCTATCGCCCACCAAACGGCAATTGACGCCGTGGGCATCGTGCACAACTCCGTGCACCCGGAGTATGGGTTTCTAGTCTGCACCGATGCCGCGATCAGCGAGCCCGACCGGCATCACGTTGAGATCACCTACACCTACGAGGTGCCCAAGGGCGGCGACCCCCAGCAGTCGAACCCCAACCCGCTGGCGCGGCCCGACGTGTGGACGTTCTC